TGAGGTTATTACTACTAAACTAAATGGTAGTGTATCTTCTTCAGCAACCTCACTAACAGTAGATGATACTACTGGTATGGCTGTGGGAGATGTAATAGGTGTAGTAACGGATTCTTCGGGAATACATTTTAGTACTATCACTGCTGTAGGTTCTGCTACAACATTAACTATTGCTGATGCAATAGATGACAATGCATCTGATAATGACAGAGTATATACATATACAACAGCATTTACACAAAAGATTTTAAATATTAATAATTCTTGGGTTCGCACTACTGATGATACTGACATACCTATTAATGTAATATCAAGGCAAGAGTATGTTGATCTAAGTAAAAAGACAGAAAGTGGCAGAATAAATCAAATGCATTTTGATCCCCAAGTAACTACTTCCAACATAAATATTTGGCCTGTACCTGATGATTCATACACAAACGATAGAATACATTTATACGTTACAAGAGCATATGAAGATTTTGATGGTGTAACAAATGAAAGTGAACCTGACTTTCCTCAAGAATGGTATTTACCACTATGTTGGGGATTAGCAGTTTATATAGCTCCTAAATATGGAGTAAGCGAACATAAATATAGTGAGTTAGTTCAGATAGCTGCGGCATTAAAATTAAAATGTGAAAACTGGTCAACAGAAAAAGAATCATTGTTTTTACTTCCAGCTGATAGACAAGGAACATATCGTAGATAATTATGGATTCAGTACGAGTACCTTTATTCGCGTTGCCTCAACAAAGGCAATTTAGCACCACAGAGGATCAATGGTTTAAAAATTGTTATCCTGAACTAATACCTGGCCCAGGGGAAACTCCCTATACTTCTGTAGTTAAACGCCCAGGATTTTCAGATTCTCAGACTACAGCTACTGCTGCTGGCAGAGGATTATATGGTTGGACTCAGGATGGAAAAATTTATGCTGTTGTTGGAAATAAAATATTCAGAGATGGTTCAGCATTAAGTGGTACATTGGATGATACTACTGGTAGAGTTGATATAACTGAAGTTAGAGGTGGAACACCAAGACTTGTATTTAGAGTAGCTGATAAAATATGGACAGTTGCTGAAGATGGTACAATGACAAAACAGACTGATGCTGATATACCAACTGGATTAGTATCGGGTATAGTAAATATAGATGGATTTATTTGTGTAATGAAAGGTTCCACTAATCAAATATTTCACGCTGATGTAAACGATCCAACTAGTTGGAATGCTGATAGCAATCTTACTGCTTCCTTAGAACCTGATTTAGGAGTTGGAATAGCAAAGCATTTAAACTTTGTTGTTGCATTTAATGAGTGGTCTACTGAGTTTTTCTTTAATGCTGGTAACGCAGCAGGATCAACTCTAAGCCCAGTAGAAGGTATAGCAATTAGATATGGATGTGCAAATGGAGATACCATTTTCTCTGGTGAAAATACTATAGTGTGGTTAGCTCAAGGTCGTACTGGTGGTAAATCTGTTATGATGCTTGAAGGACAAGATTTAAAAACTATTAGTACAAAGCCTATAGAACGTTTAATTGATGAAGAAGCTAATGGTGGTGGAAATGGTATAGCTGATGCTTATGCCTATGGTATGAGAATTGATGGGCATCAATTTTATATATTAACTCTTAAAAATACAGCTAAAACTTTAGTATGTGATTTACGAGATTCTACTTGGCATGAATGGTCTTCTTTTGATGGAACTACCGAAACTTATTTTACTGGTGTAGATTTTTGTGAAGATGCAGATAAGAAATTTATATTAGATGAAGATAATGGTAAAGTATATAATATGGACATTGATATTCACCAAGATTCATCAAATGATATTAAGGTAGAAATATTAACTAGTAGAATAGATTTTCAATCTACTAAACCTAAATTTTTATATAGATTAGGTGTTATAGGAGATATACAATCTTCATCATCTCCAATAACTATTGATTGGTCAGATGATGATTATAATAATTATGCAACATCTCGAACTGTAGATATGAGTAATACTTTTCCAAGATTAGTAGCATTAGGAAGATTTAACAGAAGAGCTTTTAGATTGGCTCATACCGCAAATACACCTCTTAGATTAGAATCTCTTGAGATGGGAGTAGTGCAAGGTAAATATGCTGAGGGAAATAATTAATGGCTTTGGGGCCTCCTCCATTACATAGTCCTATTACTTCTAATTTATGGAAGAGGTACTTTGAAAGATTAAGTAATCAATTAGGAGGAGGAAAGGCTGGTGGTACTGGTTATTATAATGGATTAGATTTTACTGGTTCTAATATTACGTCAATAGCAACTCGTACTCATAATAGTTTACAGACGCATCAAGGTGGAAGTAGCGGAGAGAGATATCATTTAACTTTAGCGCAACACACTGGGGTTATTGCTGGTGGAAATTTTACTAAGTCAGTAACTGATTCTATAACTGCTGGTGCTACTCAAACTCAAGCTGGAGCAACAGCTTTAACTAAAGATATAAATAGAGTAACAACAGTTGGTACTGATAATGATGGAGTTAAGTTACCAACAGCATCAGCTGGATTAGAAATTTTAATTATAAATGCTGATGCGGGACAAGATATTCAAGTATGGCCTAACACTGGAGATGCCATAAATGGTGGTTCGGCAAATGCAGTAGACTCTAGCGCACTTGGAGAAGGAGCATCAAGAAGATATATAGCAATGGATGCAACTAATTGGTATTCCATTTAGGAGAAATAGAAATAATTAGAGGAGAATAGACATGGACTTATGGGTAAAGAAATTACTCCGTAAGAAACTAGACTTAGAAAAGTTTCAAAGACCAGAAATTACAATAAATCAAGCAATACAAATTTTAGAAGAAAGTCAAAAAAATAAACAAATACTTGTAGTTGGAAGTGAAAAAAATCAAATTATTGTTATTTTAAGACCCACTAGTAATTGGACAGCAGAGATGGATATTATAGCAGACTGCAAAGGAATGTTAACGTTATATAAAGAATTGAAAAAAATGGAATCGTGGTTTTGGAAAGCACATCCAAATGTTCACAGATTAGAAATGCTAACCATTAATAAGAAGGTAGCTTCTTTAGCTCTAAGAGCTGGATGGAAAGAAGAAGGAATAAAAAAAGAATCTTACGTAGATTATAATACTATGAAATATAAAAATGAATACATGTTTGGAATATTAAACCCAAATCACAAGACGGAGAATTAATATGGGTTCAACAGTTAAAAAAGTGGCGTCAATAGCATTACCAATCGCAGCTATGGCTATACCTGGAGTTAATGTAATTGCGGCAGGAGCTATAGGTGGAGCTCTTGGCGGAGTAATTTCTGGAGGAGGACTTAAAGGTGCTTTGATAGGTGGTATAGGTGGAGCTCTTAGTGGAGGAATAGTTAAAGCTGGTGGCTTTGGTAATTTCTTTGGTGGACTCGGTGGCGCTGGTAGCGCAGTAACTCAGTCTGGTGGAGCTATGGCTGGTATAATGGGAAGAGCTGGAACTGGAGCTGCAACATCACTAGGATTAGCTGGTGGAACCATGGGATCAACGGCAACAGCTGCTCGTCTAGCTGCAAACGCTGCAACACGAACTGGTATAACTGGAGTTACATCTCCTCAAAGTTTTATGAGTAGTCAGCTTGCTTCTGCGGGCAGTTATAGACCACAATTATCTTCACTATCAGGCGGAGCACCAACATCTGTTGGACAAGGCGTAGTTGCGGGAACTACTGGTGGTGTAGGACAGCCAAGACAATTACAATTAAAATCAAATCAATTATTACCTAGTGGTAAAACTGGACTTGGATTCGATAGAGAATCTTTAAAAGAAATGATTACTGCTGGTTATTCGGGATATCAAGATGATGCACAGCAACAACAGTTAGATGCTCTGAGGGAAAATTTAAGTCAATACAGAGGTGAATATGCCGGCCATTATGCTAGTGAAGCTAAGAAACATCAAGATAAATTAGCTAGAGGAGAGTTACCTGAAACTTATAATGCTGCATTAGACAGAGAAGCTCAAAGATTGTCAAGACTTCTTACTGCTCAAGGACATAACCCAGCTGAATCAGGATTTGGTAGAGATGAATTTAAACGAGGTCTAATGGATCTTGAAAGTAAATTTATTTCTAATGAAAGAGATTATTGGAGAGCTGTTGGTGGTGGTGCGGATACAATGACTGCACAGATTGGTTTACTTGAATCAAACTTAGCACAAAGCAATGTCGGGAATAGAGGAACTTCTCAAGCATTAGATACAATTATGGATAAAATTTTATAAGAATTATGGGGAATTTAATATGGCAATTCAAACTAGCCTAGAATCTTTAGCTAACTTAAGATCTACTCAGGCAAATACTGCTTCTGTTGAGCAGTCTACTTTTGAAAAAAAGGAAACATTTGGAACACGAAAAAAGGCCCTAGAGTTAGAATATGAACAATCTGAATATATGTTTCATGAATTAATGTCTAACAGAGATACTAGGGATGCTTTAAATGAGTTAAATTATACAAACGCCACTCAACTTCACCAAGTTATGAAAGAGCTGGGTCCTGAGTTTGTGATGGGTAAAATGCAAGTAGAGGCAGACCTGCAAGAGACCAAATTAGGTATTGCACAATTAAACCAAAAGTATGGAATGCAATATGCATTTGGGCAAGCAATTGAGGAGGCTTTATCAAATGGTAATCCTCAGGAAGCTACTAAATTGACCCAACAGCTTAATGCTGAACATATTCGTATGACTGGAAAACCTATGGAACTAGACTTTGGTGAAGCTGAACAAGAGACACCATTAAATGTATCAGATCCTAACTTTGCTCTTACTGTTGACCATTTACCAAGAGTTAAATCCATGAATAAAGTTGCTAAAGCTATGAGTGATCATGGAAAAAGCATAGAATTAGCAGAAATACAAACTGAGCCCGCTGCTCAATACTATGGTACTTTAAATAAACAGCTATCCTCTGTACAAAAAGGTTTAACCATAGATGCGGAAACAATGAAACAGGCTGGTAATGCTTTATATGGATTGCCTAGTTCTTTTACTGAAAAAATGGAACTAGCAACTGATGGAAGCGTAATGGGTGGATACAATAAAACTCAACTTAGTAACCTTAAAGAGACAATAGCAAGATTAATGGCAGCAGGCAATGCCATTGGAAGTGTGCAACAAAGAGTTGGTACAGATCTTACCGTAGCAACAAATCGAGATTTACCTGGAGTAGCTTGGGAGGATGAAGTTAATTTTATGCATCCAACTCATCCTGCTTTTGATATAGCTGAATATGAAAGAAAAATTGCAAGTTTAGCAGAATCTAAAAAGATATCCGCGCAAGCTGCGGCAGATATAATGACCCAAGACATGTTAAACAGATGGGCTGGGTCGTTTTCTGGAATGGTAACAGGTTGATAATAGGATAAATATTAATGACTAAATGGTGGCAAGATGCTCCCCAACAAGAATTAGTTCAGCCACAACAAAATTTAGGTGGATCTAATAAATGGTGGGAGGACACTCCAAGTGAGATAAGTAATACTCAAAAATGGTGGGAAGATTCTCCTACTATGGGAACCCCAGGAATTGAGCCTTATGAAGGCCCTGAAGGCGGACGTACTGTTGGAAATGTTATTAAAAGCATGCCAGGAACAGTTGAGGGATTAATTAAAGGAGCTGCTGGATTTACTTTTGGTTCTCCTATAGCAGCTGCAGTAGGAGCATATGATTCTCTCAAAAAAGGTAATTGGGATGATTATGCTGATGTATTTAACCACGTTCTTGAAGATGTAGTATCTAAAACTAAAATTCCTTTTACTGGAATAAAACCTTTCGAAGCTCAAACAGAAGCTGGCAAAAGAGTATTAACTCTATTAGATGAACAATTTTTTGGAAGAATAAGTTCTCTAGGCAAATCAGCTGGCGACAATGTATTTGAACAAACTAATGATCCCGCTCTTGCAACCGCAACTCAAACAGCAATAGAAGGAGTCGGATTACTCGCTCCTATTATTGGTGGTAAAGCAATAAAAGCTGGTGCAAAGAAAGCATCAACATTAGCTCCTGCTGATAAATTTGTATTTGGAACTGAAACAAGTAGGTTTAAGTTACCAGTAGGTAGGAGAGCAAAGGGGGAGTGGAAAGCTCCTACTTTTGAACAAAATAAAACTCCTGGACTAGTTGTATCTTTTGACCACTTTAGTAAAGTATTAAAAAAATCACATCCAACATTAACCCCAGAAGGTATTGAAGCTCAGTATAGAACTCTTCATGAAGAGATTCGTGCGTTTAAGGAAACTAAACCAACTATAGAAGAAGGCAAGCCAGTAGAGTCTCTTGCTGAAGTGGTTAAAGATTTTGATAAACCATTTGGTCGTTATGTAGAACAAAGAGATATGCAATTTGTAAAAGAACAAGTGACAAAATGGGATACTCCTGATTTGTATTATGGACAATTCCGAGCTTCAGTTGGTAACAATCCTAAAACAGGAAGACCTTTTGCAGAAAGCACATATGTTAAAAAGTTTATACAGCATGTAAATAGAGAAGTTATTCCTGGATATTATAATGGAGTTGTTGGAAAAGGATCATTCGCAAAGAATTTTGATGAAGCTATAATAAAAACTGAAGCTATTAATGCTGCTAAAAGAATATCTAAATTAGTAAGGGACTCTCAAGGAAAAGTTCCAGCTAATATTACCCGCCCTAAAGCACAAGAAATTCTAAGTGCTATTACTCCCGCCCTTCTAGCAGAGAGTGGTAGATTATTTTTATCTACTAAACAAGATCCTACTTATATAAAAGCTGGTCAAGCAGCAGCTAAGGCTGGAGAAACTCTTGTACAAAGAGGGTATCATGTAAAAGGAAAAGACGGAAAACCTGTATTTTATTCTGAATATGAGGTTGCTCAATTACAAGAAATAGCAAGTACTGGTAAGATTATTCCTGAAACTCCTGAAGTAAAAGCCTTGGGTAATGCTGTTAAAAATAGTGAAGTATATAATAACTCTGAAGCTAATACTATAAAGAGCAGTGCTAAAGAAACTATAATACCTAAAGAAGAAGTTGCTAAAGGTCCTAAGTCTATAAAGGAAGCTATTGATAAAGAAGTGTCAGCGGAAGGTGGTGAAAATATAATTAATCCTTTCTTAAAAACCTATGAAGAAATATTCAAAGGTAAGTTAGAAGGATTTGAAATAAGTGATGTATTAAATGCTAGGAAAGCCGTTCCTGAACAGGTAACAAAATCAGTAGACAAAGTAAAAGACGCTACAAATATAGAAATAGATCCAACTAAACCAGTTGAGAAATCTGTTGAACCATCTCCTCAAGTTTTAGCAGCTACTAAAGGAGTTGGAATGCTTGATAGTACTCAGATGAGTGGACTCAATTGGTTAATTAATTTAGCTGGTGGTAGAGCTATATCTATATTTAAAACTGATTCTAAGTTTCCAGGTACAAATACGCAATTAAGAGAACTTTCTCCAGCAATGGCTGAGATACAAGATAGTTTGTGGAGGCCAGAAGCTTACTCAAAAACTCCTAAAGTTATGGATAGTTATCATTCAATGAGGCATACCAAAACTGGTGAGTATATGACTGATTTAGATAATATATTCTTTAAGATAAAACCTAAATGGGTTCCAGGTCTTAAAAATATTACTCCTAGAAGAGTTGGTGGTAGAGGTGGATGGGTCATAACTGAAAAACAAAATAAACAATTATCTTTAGCTTTAGATCCAACAACTTCTCCTGAAGTACTGGCTAAGATACCTAACAATATGAAACAAGCTGCTAAAGATATAAGAGCTTTGGATGATAAAATATTTAAAGAAGCTAAAGAAGTTTTTACAGACTTAGAATATACAAAGGGCCACTTACACAGGGTTTATGATCATAAGTGGATGAAAAAAAATCCTGAACAAGCAGTTGAAATATTAACTAAAGCATTTCAAAGTAGTAAAAAAGCTATGGATGAACTTGGTAAAGGAATTGAAAATAATAGTGCCAGGGAAGCAGCTCAAAGAATGGTTGACTACGCCTTAGAAAACAATGGTTCTGTAAGAATGACTCCTGAATTTTTACGTGCAAGTGAGGTAGCGGCTTTAGGTATTGCTAAAAATGCTAAAGAAGCTAAAGTAGCTGCTAAGAAAGCTAGTGGTATTGATTATGAAAGAGTTCTTGTTGATATTACTGATGCTCAATTAGGACCATTATTAGAACAAAGTGTATATAAAAGAATGACTAAATATGCAGAAGATACGGCAGCAAGAACATCCTATGCAAAAATAAATGGACCATATAATGAATTATTGTACGATAGGCTCAACAGAGCAAACGCAGAATTAGCTGCATCTACGGCTGCTGGTGGAAGGCCTCTAAGACAATATGAAGTTCAACAAGTATTAGATTTATGGGCTGCTTTTCAGCATATTTATAAATCTGATACTTATAAGAAATGGATTACATTTCAAAAAGGTTATATAACTCTTTTAAATGCTGCTCTTTTACCTTTAGCATCTGTTGCTTCATTAACTGAAGCTCCTCTACCCATGTATCATGGTGGAGTAAGGGCTTATAGCAAAGCTATGGGACGGGAGTTATTTCATACTTTGCCATTACAATTATTAAGATCTATAAATAAAGATATTAAATTGTTTGGTAAAGATAAAACTAGGTCTATGATTATCACTGAGCAAATAAGAAAAGCTGGTGATATAGCAGCTATGGAAAGAATGAATCAAATGTTTGCTGGTGATTTTACTGTTGCTGGTAATTTAGTATTTCGTGCTAATGGTCTTTACTACTGGACAAAATGGATGAACAATCTGGCAGTAGGAACATACGATGCTATGGTAAGAGATTACTTTACTCGTAAAGCTGCTGGTAAAAAATTAAATATGTTTCCACAAGAAGAAGTTAGAATGCAAAAGTTGATGCAATATTATGGATTAGATTTAGCTGAAGGAATAAAATGGGCTAAAGAAGGACATAAATTAGAAGGTGCTTTCTATGAAAAACTTAAGAAAGGTGCTCTTACTTTTGCAGAAGATTCAGTGTTAACTCCTAATCCAGCTATTGTTCCTATGTGGCATTCAAACCCTGGGTTAGCTTGGTTAAAGCATCTTAAAGCATTTCCAACTTTAATTGGTAATACAGTATTAAGACGTTGGGGTGCTGATATAAATCAAGCTTACAGAGATAATGGAATGCCTTTAGTTTCAGGAAGAAACGCAACCTATGCTGTTGGGACTGGAATGGCTATGTTACTAACAGCTCATATTTCTAATATCCTCACAGATGAAATAAGATATGGTGAAGAAAATCCATTTTATAAAACAAAATTTCCTGATGATAAAACAAGATGGATGATAAGAGCTGCTGAAAGATGGGGTATTGCTGGCGTATCTCAATTTGGTTTGGATGCTATCTTTCACTCTCACGGAGCAGGAAAACTTTCTGTAGTCTTAGGACCAGCATTTAGTAAATCAGAAAGAATGCTAACAGCTGCAACTTCTGGTAATCCAAGAGCTTTGGCTAGAGAGATGGCTAGGATGACGCCAGTAGCAAACGTTCCTTCTGAGTGGGTTGACTCTTTAACTGACTTTTATGAAGAATTTTTAATCAACAATCTTGGACCACTGAGTATGGATCCCAGGGCACATCCAAGAGCTAAAAAACCCAAAAGGGAAAAATCATGATTTATAAACATCCCGAAACTGTGGTTAAGGCCATAGATTTCGTAACATATGGTTGCTCAGGTTGGGCTTGTATAGCTGCCTACGTCAATCATTATTCAACTTTGTTTGCTTTAGGAATAGCTTTTTGTTCATTGCTTGTTAGTATATATTTTAAGCAAGTAAATTATAGCTTAGAAAAAAAGAAATTAGAGGTTTCACGTGGAATTAAAACTGAAGAGAGTAGCTGAGAATGAAGATGCTACATTCGGTGTATTAATAAATGTAGATACACCATTTGCTGTAACTTTAGAGCCTTCTTGGGAAGATAACAAAAAGGGTATAAGTTGTATTCCTTCTGGGCCTTATAGTTGTAAGAGAGTTAAGTCTCCAAGATTTGGGGATACATTTGAAATATTAGATGTAGAAGGAAGAACACATATATTGTTTCACAAAGGGAATAGTGAACGTAACACACAGGGATGTGTACTTATTGCTGAAGAATTCGGTATGCTAAATGGCAAGGCTGCTGTACTTGCTAGTGGAAGAGGGTATAGGGAATTCATAAATATTTTAAAAGACGTAGATGAGTTTGATTTAATTATAGAGGATTAGAAATGTTACAAGCACTTATAGGACCAGTAGCCTCAATACTGGATAAATTTATCCCTGATGCTGACACTAAACAAAAGTTAGCTCACGAGATAGCAACCCTAGCTGAGAGACAAGCACACGAAGTTGCATTGGCTCAAATAGAAGTAAACAAAGAAGAAGCAAAAGGTAATTGGTTTCAATCTGGATGGCGTCCCGCATGTGCTTGGGTATGTGTAGCTGGATTTACAGTTAACTTTTTAATTAGCCCATTAGCAGATCCATTTGGAATTATGGTTCCTCAAGCTGATATAAGTACAATGATGCCTGTGTTATTAGGTATGCTTGGATTAGCTGGTGCGAGAAGTTTCGAACGTGTTAAAAAAATTGGTAAAAACTAATGTCAAATAATACTGGTGTTAACAAAACTTATAGTAATAAATTTGATCCAGAAGGATCTGGATATGATTATCAAACTGCCAGAGAATCAGGATTAAGCGCAGGTAAAGATAACCATTGGCCTAGTAGAGATCCTAAAACAGGTATGCTTTTAAAAGGAAGAAAACATCCAACTTTTCAGAAAGGGGTAGATGTTGATAAAAAATTAGGTTATAAATTAAAGAAAAAAGATAAAAGATATTATACTGAATAAACTAAAGGAGTAATAAAATGAAATTTGATGAAATAAAAGATTACGCAATTGATTTTTGTCAATCGCTTCCTACCATAATTTGGTATGCTGGATACTTTATTCTTGGATTCGTAGTTGGTTCTTGGTAGCTAAAAAGATTTTTTAAGAATCTTAGCAGATCTTACAGTCCCCTTAAGTATTTCAGAGTTACCCCCCTGTCCATCGTCATTGGTTAAGGTATTCATAACGTGATACCTTAAATTGTCCTCTTTAACTAACCACCCAACAGTTTTGGCGAGTATGGGGGGATCTTCTAGATCCTTAATTTCAACCCAACCACCTTCCCCAGCGTGGTCATACCATTCTATTAATACTAAGGGATATTTTTTAAATTTCTTAGGGGTTGTCATAGATTGTTATACACCCCATTTATCATAAGAATGAATAGCAATATTTGCAAAGCTATTAAATAGTTTGCCTTTTTAAGATACGCCCACCAAGCCCACACTATATCACTGAAACCATTTATTAAGAATCCTTGTACGTAGTATCCTTCTGATATGAGATATACTCCAACGACTGTAGTAATAGTTCCAATTATTTCATAAAATTTTTCCCACCTATGTGTGCTTTTAATTACGTAGCTATTCACTGCTATTCTCCAACTCACTCTTAATTAGTATGTTTAAATATTCTTGGGCTTTATGTAAATCCTCTAACCCCCCTTTGTATTTCCATCTCATTACATATTTTATTACATTGCCTTCGGCATAAGGTATCTCATTTTCAATCATAAATTGAACAGGCTCTATTTTCCATCTTGAATAGTGCTTAGGATCTTTTACGTTATCAGGATTCATCTGTTTATCCTCCTATATAATCTTTTCGTATTTCTTTTAGTAGATCTTGATAAGTTAATTGGTTTTTATTTTCTACAAATTCAATTGTTAATAGAAATCTTGGTGATCCACAGTTTAAAACCATATGATCCTTTTGATTATTGAATAAAAATCTACCTCCAGGATGGTATTGTAATTCAATTAAGCTATGATTTAGTTGTTCAGTTTCTCTAAAAAAAGTAAAGGAAGTATGAGGTGTTGGAAGTACCGTATTTATACATACACCTCTATTAGTATCTTTATGCCAATTATATATAGTTTTACCTTCCATTTTTAAAATGCCTGCTCTGAAGGGATGCTTTTTATGTAACCAATTATAAAATTTGTCTTTAATTAAAATATTGTTATCTATTAAACAAGCATTGAAACTATAATAATCTATCCATTGTGTATCAGGATTTGCTATTACACTAAATATTTCTGCATTAAAATATAGTTCAATTTGCAAATCTTCGTAGTAAGGACTCATCTTAATTAAATCTCACAAGCATTGCCTGTACAAGCTAATTGTTGTGAACTACTTGTATTGTCATCTTCCTCAACTAAGAATGACCAATCAGCTTTAGGTGTCTTACTAACAGCTTCTTCATATTCTTCTTTAGTGCAATCAGTGTATGGTGCTTGTTTGTAAGTTCCACCATCGTAAGGTAAAAAAGATATTCCACTTATAGCATCGAAGTGGTCATATACCCAAGCCCCAACTTTCATCCACTCATGTTCTCTAACGTAAGCGGTAATAGATGGTTTGTGCTCACACCAATTCTCTTGGTACACAAGCCAATGTTCTAGTTGTTGTATAGCTGTACGTTCATTTCTAGTAACAGCTCCCTTAGGGCTCTTACATCCAAAAGAAAATACAGTTGTTGAATTCTCTTTACCAAACGCTGGTTCATTAGGAAATCCAAACTCTTTCATAAAGGAAGTTAATGGGTCTTTGTTATCTTGCCGCACCGTTCGTATATAGTATTCATTATGACGAGGGTGTATACCACTAGCAGTATCAGTAAGCTGACTAACAGTACCACTAGGCTTGACGCAAGTGATTGCAGTGCTTGGATTAATACCCAGCTTATGTGCCCAAGTCTCGTTTGTATTGATTGCCACATTTCTCATCTCCCGTAGCCATTTTTTAGTTGTGTCTTTAGTAGTACTAAGCGTTGGGTGATCCATTATACCAGTCAAAGATACTCCAAGTAATGCTTCTTCTTCAGTATTCTTTTTCCAAGAAGATCTTAAGTATCTAAAATCAGTTAGTGTAGCTTGCATAGTACCAATTATAGTAGCTATCTCTACTTTCTTCTTCAGGTCTTTAAGTGTATCCTTAGGTCTTACTATTACCTCAGATAGATTACAAAATTGATTAGGTCTTAGTACAATCTCAGAACATGGGTTAGTACCAAATTCCCAATCAGTATCCCTTCTCTCAGGGGAAAACTTCTTAGCAGCAGTTCTATTAAATATACCACGCTCTCCTGAGTGACTTAGATATAATGCTTGCCACTCGGACATAAATTGAGCCATATCAGGGGTCTCAGTGTAACATGCTGAATTATTAGCTAACGCCCTCTGTCCGTTGAGCTCCCACCAATTTCCAGACTTAGCTATTCGCATCCTGTCATCACTGAGATTAGATAAAGAAATCAGCGCTGATCTCCTTACACCCCCCACTACGACTATATCACCCACCTTACAACAAAGATCATGACATTCAATACTGGTTAGTTTCCTCCCTTTGGCATTTATAAAAGTATTTACAGTAAACTTAAATAATTCTTCCAGTGGTTCTGGCCCAGAGGAACGTCCACCAAAGGTCTTTAATCTTGCCCCAGCGGCACGAACTTTTGAAACGTCCCACGATGGTATCCTGCCTGAATAAAGCAGGGATATGAGCTCTCTGTAAGCGCTAGCCCATCCCATTTTGGAATCCATTACGTGTACTACAGTATTGGTATCATGAAATTCTTCAGATACTTGTGGTAACTGATTGATAAACTGTCTTTCTACACTAAAACCAACTCCAGTACCACACATTAAGATATACATTATCTCATCGAATGATCTTTGGTTGTCTATTGGAAGATAACTACAATTAAATCCCGCTACGTTATCTCTGTCTAATGCTTTACCAGCAGTCATCAAACACCTCATAGATGGCATAACTTTTAGATTTAATATATTTTCTTTTACTTCAGAAAAATCAAATTCATCATTGAATCTCTCAGTAAAAAAATTAATATATCTATTTACAGTTTCTTCCCAAGTCTCTCTACGTTGTTTATCAGGTAGATGTCTTGCATACCTACTTAAATGTATAAATTGTTGGTATTCAGTCGGCAATTGGTTCATATTTTCTCAGTTCCTTTTCTAAGTATTTAGATATTTCGTCTCGTTCATTTTTTGGCACATTGTCTATAATCCACTGACCTGCCTCTACGGGACCAAATTCGTGATATAACTCTGCAAATATTTGCGCTCTTCTTTTGTGTATAAAAGTATTATCGACAGTCATTATAAGTAATCCTCTTTAACTCTATCTATAGAGTGCTGAGTTATGTCAATAGTTCCCTGCCCTGTATGCGTTAATGTAACTAATCCTGACCACCAATCACAAGTAGCTTCGTTTCCCTCCATATATTCAGGCATATAATCTGCGTACCACCCTACATTACACGACTGTATAAGAGGAGATACTGTGGTGTCATCAGAAGTTCTCTTCATAGTATGCACACCAAATCTATGTGTGTGTCCGAATACTATTGAAGTATTGTGTGTCTCAGTAGCTCTCTTAGTAACGTACTCCCCACTTAAGGGTTGATTAACTCTTCTATTCATAGGTGCGTGTGTGAACGCTGTGCCATCAATGTACACGTATTGTCTATATTCTATTATATCCCACTTATCTTTACCAGCTCCAACAAAATCTGTCTCAGGTATAAACCCACTAAGCTCAGGTTTATCTAGGGTATATCTCCAAGTCCTAAGCTCATGGTTTCCTAATAACCAATATCTATTAGGATTATATTTCTTAGTTTTCCATCTAGCTTGCTTTTTCCACAAGTTACGTATGGGTTTCATTATCTTTTCATAGGCTTCTATGCCTGAATCTATATCATCTTTTAATCTTTTGCCTTCCTTCATTAAAGGCTTATTATTATCAAAAAAGTTTATAGAATCCAAGTTCATGAAGTCTCCTATCTGAACTATATTGTCAGGCTTATTTTCGACAATGAAGTTTCCAAGAGCTTCGAATCTATCCTTGTTATGTTCAGGACCATCGTGAGCATCAGGAATCACCAGGGTCGTAGCATATTTCCTCATATTCATTTTCCTCATAGTTTAAATTAAGCCCACCACGTAAGTAGAGACTATTGATTATGTCAAAAGCCATGAGCACGGATATAACTGCGTGTTCCCCGCATTCATGGCAGTCTGCCATCTCGTTATCTAATCCTTTTTCAGACTTACTTCCACATCTGAAACAGTAATAGATTTCTTCTTCTCTTTTATCCATTCCTTCGGAACCTCAGTAAAACTATATTTAAAACCGTGTTTTTTACACCATTCTGAATATCTAGTTTTTGATGTTTTATGCAATTTGTTATCATATTTAAACACAAACCTTATGTCCAAGTCAGGTAGTTGCTCCTTGATAAGTAAATGTTTTGCTCTGTCGGAGGACGTAAATCTTCCCTTGCCTTCAATTATAATTCCATTGGGTAAGACCCAATCAGGTTTATATGTGTGAATTTTAATAAATGGAATTATTAATTTTTCGTATCTAGCTCTTGTTCCTTTTAACTTTTCAGCAATTTCTTCTTCAAATTTTGACCTGTATTTGATAGCCATTTTTTAATATCCTTTTTTGAAAGGACTTTCTTTAATTGATCTGCTGATCTTAATTCTTCTATGTCCTTTACGTTAGTTTTACTAACCCCTCTCCAAAGCCTCTCTATCCCAGCTTTGTCTAAAGTATCTTGTGGGTCGTGTTCTAAGTAGTCTAAACTACTCATTGTTTTTTTACGCTTGCGCATAGAGGTATACCGCTAATATTATTAATGATGCAAATATCGTAGATACAACAATATGACTAACCATTTCTTTGTTATTATTTTCCATTGTCTATGCTTCCTAAAGTTATTAATGCTCTTGTTTCTTCTAGAATTTCATCCCAAGTCATACAATACTCGTTGCATTTTTCTACACCTTTTTTAGTCTGAGTAAAAAAATGTTCGTATTCTTGAGAAACTGACTGCTCATAATCATCTACGGTCTCACACCACTCAAGACATTTCTCAGCCCCCACTGGCCCAACCCCAGGAATACCCTCTATGTTATCAGTAGAATCTCCAGTAAGTATTTGAACATACTTATTATGAATTGCTTGCTCTACAGATACTTCATATAATTGGTCTTTTACCCAGTTATAGTGCCATCCTGCTATCTGATCTAAATCTTTGTCAGTAGAAATAATACAAGAATCTTCTGATGAAGGAACAGATTCTTGAAGATCTGCTAATATATCATCTGCTTCTAAGTTCTCTACTTCCTGAGCATCCCAAACAGATTTTAGGTATTCTTTAATCTCATCATACCAATGTGGTTTGTGTAATGGATCTCTATTACCCTTATAAATTTTTATTGTAGCCAGATTATCTCTAAAGTTTGTACTTCCACTCAAGAATATTTCTAACTCAATCTCCCCAAACCTTTTTGATAAATAGCTTTTTATTTCAGTCAAGACAGTCTTAACGTTATTTAAAGCGTTCTCAACAGGTTCGATAACTGTATCTACAGTGACATCATACTCAGATTTTTCTCTGCCATGTTCATTAAGCCAATCCATCATATCCTTTTTGTACTTAAACTTAGGTATCTCTCCTTGAAAGAGAGGTATTGATAAATTGTATATCCTACTTTGTGCGGCAAAGCCACATCTGTAAAGTATGATGTCTCCGTCTACTAATGCTTTCATTTTAGTTTACCAAAATCTCTGAATCTTTTTCTTTTTCTTTCTTTTTTTGGTCAAACTTATCTCTCCAATTATCTAAGCTAGCCTGCATCTCATACAGACCCTCATATCCTTGAACTAGAAATGGCACTTCTGCCTCTGTTACGTTTGTTTGTTTATTTACAATAGCGTAAACTCCATTACCATTACCATTAGGTGATGCGTTGATGGGAGGTTTAACTACCAATTCATAATCAAGGGTTTCGTCTAGATTATTTTTACTCATAGCTTGTATCCTCTTCAGAACCCTCGCCAGAACCATCTGGAGAAGGAGCATCAAATGCTCCATCTCTAGCATCAGTAGCTTCCTCATAAAATTTACGAGTGTATGCTTCTACTGTGTTTTCAACTATTTCAACTTTCTTCTTGGCGTTAGCACCTAGTGCCAATGCTCCAGAAGTAATTAATAAATCAACCATAGCAATTGCTCTGTTTAGACATGCTTCGTATCTAATTTCTTTAGAACGTAACTTGTCCTCTTCTTCTTTGTTAGACCAGTATGAGTCTCTGGTAACAGTTGCTCCAGCTGTAACTTTTGCTTTAGGCGAAGCTGCTGGTTGTAAGTTACTTGTCTCTGATGCATCCATTACTTCCACTGATTTCAAATCCATATTCTTATAGATTCCTTTTTCAGTATATACAAATTTAATGGTATTACCTTCCTTAAAAGGTAATTTAGTTGCATCAAAGCCAGCACCATACCAAGCACCACTTATTGATACCGATACTCCTCTGCCTGCTCTTATGGTCTCTACGACCCCTTCTGCTGTATTCATATTAAGACCCCCAATGAGTTCCTGTTTTTATTTCAGCTTTTAATGGTATGTTAAAATCAATTCCATATAATTTCTTCATATACTTCACAGGAAAATCCTGTAAAGACTCTGACATCACATCGATGAAAAAGTTCCGTTCATCTGGATGTACTTCACAAATAATTGAATCATGTATAGTATTTGTGATAAATGACTCAGCATTTGCTGACTTAAAGCAATGCCAAGCATATACCAGTGCTGTTGGTACGATCTCAGCTGTAGCCAAGTATTGTACTGGGTAATTTCTAACTGATGTATTACCCTCAACATAACCAGTATGTGTAACCTTCAACGAGGGAAAGTAAAACTTCATCCCCGTAGGAAGTGTTAATTCTTTTGTTACTACCGCCTTATCTACCCACTTATCTTGCTCTCCAGAGATTCCCCCGTATTTCTCAGTAAACGTTCTGTAATAACGTCTCTCAGATGGTGTTCCGCTTGTTCCACCATAGAGTGGCTTAAATGTATGTGCTTTTGCATTTTGTCTGGCGATTGCTCTATCCCGTTCTCTTGGATATATAATATCAGCTGTGAATGAATGAACGTCAAAATTTCTCTGTATGTCTCGAAGTCCCTGATCATCCTGTCCATACCAGACAGCGACTCTGAATTCCAGTTGTGCTTCATCAGCTTCACCCACCAACCAGCTTGGTTCCCTTGCTCTAAATAATCGTTTAAATCCTCGATCCACATTTTGGAACTGGCACTTGTATGTTTTTCCAGTACTACTGTACCTGCCAGTAGCAGTAACTGCTTGGTTGATAGCTGCGTGGAGGATTCCTCCCCCTTTTTCACAACACTCGTTAAATTTTTCAAGAGATTTTGTAACTTGCGCATTTAATTTTACCTGTTTTTGTTTTAATTGTATGAACCTTTTTTGTTTACTACTTTTTGGCTTCAGTAAAGATATTACTACCGACGAAGCGCTTCTTTCCCCTTTTGGGGTTGTTATAATATTACCACTATGGTCTTTAGGCATAGCAAATTTAAGTTCATCATAAATAAACTCAGCCATTTGCTTGTTACTTCTTGGATTAAGACCACCAGTAAATTCATCTAATTCTCTCTCTACAGAACGTAAATCTGACACTGACTGTTTATATACTTCTTTAACTTTTGATGTATCTAAACACATGCCATTAAATTCTATATCTGCAATAACTGGTATTTGAATACACTTTGTATAAAAAACACGCTGTAAGCTGTTTTTAAATAATTCCCTACGCTGGTGCTCAAATAATTTGTGAGTTTGCTCTACGTCCATTTTAGCGTACTTTATGAGCCAATTTTCAGGCATTTCTGAAGGGCATATTCCAGCGCCCATCATAGCACTAATTATTGATTCTTTTCCTCCTAGTCTTCTTCGTCTGAGGCATTCTTCCAGTGATAACTTTCCTCTTCTGTTGGAGCGGAGTACATATTCTGCCAATTGTGTACAAAAGGGAAGTGTTTTCTCAAGTCTGACTCCGAGGCGCTTAAGCCATCCAAGTTCGAATTTTGCGTTGTGCGCAATAATGAAATCAGCTCTTTCCACTTCGTTAAGAAAGTCTTCGATATGTATTGGCTCGGGATGTCGAACGAAAACTCCTCGTTCGTCACCGTTTCTTTGCCATGCAATGAGTATGATACTGTTATTTTCATTTAATGGGTCTCCTTTATCTAAGTTAGTTGTTTCAAAATCAAATACTAAATAATTATCTGATTTAAATATATCAGGATTTGGATTAGTTACAAATTCAGGTATATTAAAATCCATTATATGCTCGTTACTTTACTTGTTTTTGTATCTACCATAACTGGAAAAAATACATGCTCTCCACTAAGTTTATTTTTAGGCAGAGAAATCATTCTCCACGATTTGCTGTCGTATTCCTCATTAGAACCAACACCAACAATTAAGTCCATCTGGGCAGGCATTCCAGTATTTGAGAAATCTATATCACCCATCTCTAATCGCAGTTTATTCGTTCCCGAATCACCTGCTTGAGTGACTCCGATAACCAAGATATTATTTTTCTTAGCTAGATTTCTTGCAGATGTAGCGGCTATCTCCATCTGTTCTACCCTACCTTCTTTACCTACCCAAATGTTACGGAGTTGGTTGATTACAACAACATCCACCCCGTGTTGGTCGATTAGACTCTGTATATCTCTGAAAGTTCCTGGAGATAATGATTTAAGTATTAAATTATCGTAGCCTCTTTGTTTAACTACGTTTTCGACCTCATCAGGATTATCAATAACGTCTACTATAGGTTTTTCTGCCAATCTGCAGATGAGTCTAGACATTGTTGCTTTTGCTGGGTCTTCGTTTTCAATAAATAATACTTTGTAGCCGTCATGTAACAGACCACCGACCATATTAATAATAAACAATGATTTACCTACTTCAGGTCTACCAAACACAAGGACATTATGTCCTCGCATTGCTCCCCCCGTAGCTTGCTGTAAAGCCTTAGGCCAGAGATTGATTCTATTTTTATTTTTTAATGTTTCTACTACATCAGAAACTTTTGTGCTAATTAATAGGCTTTCATCATCGTCCTCTTGAGATTTTACATATTCCTCTACGTACTTGTATTCCTCCATCAATTCTAGTGCGCCATTTTTATTTTGCGCCAATAATATTGATGAT